CCGTGAGCAAGTATAAGCAGCTCATTACGCAGATGTCGGATTGGGCGATGCGTGAGGAGATATGCACGACCAATTTTGCGCGGTTTGTCAAGCTGCCCGAGAACGTCAAAAAGGAAAAGGAAATTTTCACCGACGAGGACATTAGAAAACTGGAAGAAGATGGCAGCGACACCGCAAAAATCGTCCTCATGTTGATCTATACCGGCATGAGAATCGGCGAGCTGTTCGGCCTGCCTGCGGATGATTGCCACGAAAACTATGTCATTGGCGGCGAAAAAACCAAGGCCGGAAAGAACCGCATTATTCCCATCCGCACAGAGGGGCGCGCGTATTTTGTAGATTTTAAGGCTCGCGCAACAAGTGATCTGCTTTTATCGGGATACGAGGGGCAGCGCACGGTCCCGAATTTCCGGCGGAGAGACTATTACCCCTTGCTCGAACGGTTGGAAATCGCAAGGAAAACGCCGCACGCGACGCGGCACACCTACGCGAGCTGGGCGCGGAAATCCGGCGTTGCACCCGAGGCTCTTCAAAAGATACTCGGTCATGCCAGTTATACCACCACGGCAAGTATCTATGTTCATGCGGATGCCGAGCAGCTTATTGCCGCTGTTGAGGCGGCGGGGAATTGTTAGTTTTTTGTTAGTAACCGCAAATGTCCTTGACTGTTTGCAACTGCCTGCAAGTGAGAAAATGAGAGAAAAACAGCGAAAAACAAAGAAAAACGGTGAGGCAAAAGCACGGCTATATTTCACACGCATGAGGTCACTGGTTCGAGTCCAGTAGTCCGCACCAACGAAAAGCCTTGAAACTCAACGGTTTCAAGGCTTTTTCTTTATTCTCTGATCCCGGCATTGTTAGTAACGTGTTAGTAGTAGCGCTACTTCATCGTCGCGAGCTTGCGGATCAGGTCGCTGCCGTACTTGTACGCCGCGAGGTAGTCCATCGTCTTGTCTTCCAGCCCCGCGCGCTTCTGGAGCTGGGCGCGATAGTCCGTGTACTTCGGACGGTACGCGCCGAGCACCAGCGACAGCTTGCGCTTGCGGCGATATACGCCGTCGCCGTTTGACTGGCTGCCGGTGTTGCCGTTGGAGGTATTGCCCTCGATGGCGGTCACATATTGCCCGCTGACGCTCTCGCAGATGCCGCAATGGTCGGTCTTGTACGCCGTGCCCGGGAAGTCGTAGATCAGCACGTCGCCGGGCCGGTAGCCCGTGGTGACCCACTGACCGTGTGCCTGCGCCCAGCGCATCAGCTCGCCGCAGGAGGCCGTCTTTCCGCCGGACATAAAAAGCGTCTTGTCTGCCTGCAGAAAGCACCACCACACGAACTGCATACACCAGTACACGCCGTCCATGCCGTATGCCTTGCCGTACTTCTGCCGGTTGCCGCTCTGCTCGACCGTGCCGATCTCTTTGACCGCCACGGCGAGGACGTCACTTGCCTGCGCCATTGGCTTTGTTGTAGCTCGCGGTGCTGATGCCGATGAGCGCGCCCACGAAGGCCACCACGGCGTTGATGGTGGTCGCGATTTCCTGCGCGTAAGGCCAGCCCCACACGCCCGCCAGCGCGCTGTAGAGCACGGAGAGCGCGGGCAGCGCGATGAGGCACAGCCACTTCAAAATGTCGTAGACCTTGTCGTTGAATTGCAGTTTCATTTCAATCGTCCTTTCCTTTAATCTTGATGTTGGCGAGTATGGTAGTACTCCTCCTTTTAGATCAAGCTGTCCAGCCTTTCGATGCCGTTCAGCAGGCGGTTGAGCTGTCTCTGTTGTCTTTCGGTAAGCTGCCGCAGCGCGCCGAAGGTGGGCGGCTGCTCCGCGACACATCCCTCGGTCGGTCGGACGGTTTTCTCTCCGTACAGCCTGCGCAAGATGTTTTCAAGGCGGCAGTTGGCCTCCTCGAGCATTTTTGCATGTTCCTCGGCGACGGTGAGGATTGCGGGTTTCTCCTGCGGAACGCAGGCGTTACTGGCTTCGTTCATCATGGTATTACTCCTCCTTGGTCTTTCGACCGACGATTTTATCGGCAACGGCGATCACCGCCGTAAATCCGCACACAATACCGCCCGCGCCGAGAACGTACTCAAAGAGCGCGTCCCATTGCCACCCGTTGTAGGTGTAGACTGCGAGCGTATAGACGATGAACGCGGCAATAAAGACGGCGGCGATTGCCAGTATCTTGTTGCGCGTCCGCATTTTCTTTGATCGCTTCCCGCTCATGCCGCGCCCCCGTAGAGCAGCCACGTCACGAACGCGCCGATGATGGCATAGAGAACCTTGTCCACGATGCCGTCCCAGCGTTTGACAGGCCGTGCAGTAAGCTCTTTCACGTCCGCTTTAATTTCCTTGACATCGCTCTCGACGCGCTCCTCGCGGCTTGCAAGCACCTTTACGGAGGTGGCAAGGCTGTCCAGCGCCTCTTGGTGCTTTTCTACGTCGTCAAGCCGGTGTGTGTTACTCTTGCATCGAGCGTCAATCAGCGCAATAGCGGCGTCGTCATATTTTACGGTTTCGTTTTCCATTTCCACTTCCTCCGTCCCTGTCCTTTCTGTGAGCGTATCACGGAAAAACGGGCATTTCACCACGGAGGGGAGAAAAAGCAGGTGTTCGGAAATTCCGAACACCTGCTTTTCGCTTTACCTGTAGCGCCTCCACGGATTGTTGGCGTCGCTCTTTGGGTACTTGGATTTGAAGAGCGCATAGCTTTCCTCGCCAGAAAGATTCATGCCTTTGATGATATTGATGACTTCTTCCTGTTTCAGGCTCCCGTCGTCGTTTGCGAGGTCGCAGAACGCTTTGAACATGGCAACGTCTTCCGCTTTGACGCCCTCGTATTTCTCGGCGTGGCTTGTCTTGGGCGCTCGCAGTTCCGAAAGAATGCGGCTTGTCGCCTCTTCCTTTGCGACCGTTTTTGCCGCGCGGAGAACGGCGGCGCGCTCGTCTGCGCTCTGGCTTGGGGAGAGCATATCTTCGACATACTCCCAATATAGACGGTTATAGTCGAATTGATACTCAACGTACTGCGATGCGGAGAGCGAGTGCGTTTTCTCGTCGCCGTCCTTGACTGTAACCGGTAAGCAGCTCGGCAAAAGCTCGGTTCCGCCCTGCTCCTTGCACACGCCATAGGCCATGCGCTCCGCGTCGGTCGTAATATTGTGGTCGTGCGCTTTCCGGTATTCATAGATCGCGTCAAGAACGGTTTTCCGCGTTCCGCGGTTCACGACGGTATCCGGTGTGTTCTTTGCAAGCTTATTGTAGCTTGAATAGAACTCCACCATTCTATCGTCCATCGCGGCAGCGATAGCCTTGTCCATGTTCGCCGGGTCAGACTTCTTGGCCTGCGAGGACTTTTCCGCCTGATCGTAGAGCCAGTTTGTCAAATCCTGCGAATACTGATTGTCCTTGATGTAGCTACCCTGAATGCCGAAGGACCAATCGCGGTTCTCCTCGCCGACGGGGAAAATGGCCTTTTGCGCTTTCCAGAAACCACCGAGCGTGTTCTGGAAGAAGTAGTCGACCATGACGGGGCTGACGTCAAACGCCTGCCCGATCCAGTACGCGAGCTTGCTCGTGCGCTCGTTGTAGCGGTCCCTCGGTTCGAGGTAGCGCATTCCCGTGCTTTCAATGGGCCTGCCGAGAAAGTCGCGGTTTGCCACCATGTAGCTGCCCACGCCGATCAAGCCGAGCGAGCCAATGGCCCCGGCGGCGTCAAGGTTCGCAAAGTCAGAGAGGATGCTCGGCAGGAAATTGCCCGTCGCGTATTCATAGAAGCCGTCAAAGGCGTGTTCATTCCCGCCGACGGTGCGCTCCAAAAGCGCCTCAAAGAGCGAGGTGAGGACCGCCAGCTCGCGCGGCTTCGGCAGGCAGAGATATTTCCCGTCGCCAATGGGATAGACCCAATAGCTGTTCTTCGTGTAGGTGGAAAGCTGCTGGTAGTCTTTCTTGTTCTCGTCGCTGCCGTTGTTGATGCCGTAGTTTACTGCGGCCAGCGCAGCGGAGGCGGCGAGGTACATGAGGAAGCGCCGTTTCGCCGCGCCCTTTCGCTTGCCTGCAGGCGCGTCCTCGGCGGTGATCCAGCGGGCGTGCTTGTCAAGGCCCTGCACGTTGGCGTTGAAGAACGGAACGGCCTTGTTTACCTCCCGCGCGCGGATACCGCCGCGGCGGAAGTTGACGGTGATATCCATTGCCTCATAGAACGCCTCCTGCGGCGTCATACCGCGTTCGCGCATGAGCTTGTAGGTGGCATAACGCGGGCCAAGCTCGATGAGATCGCTAATATACGCGATCATATCCAGCGGGTTCAGGCTGATCTTCTTCTCGCCCGTAAGCTGCTGCCGCGCGCGTCTTGTGAGGTCGCGGTCTGCGGTATAGGCAGAGGTCTTGCCGCCGCCCATCGCGAGGTATTCCAGATAGAGCGGGTCCGCTCCGCTGCCCTTGATCTTATTGACGTAGGCGCTGCCGATGGCTTTTACAAGGTGTGCGACGTTCTTATCCTTGGAATAGGTCAAAAGCGTCTGGAAGTCTCGCGGCATATTGGAGAAGATGTTCCACAGCAGGTTCATGCCGGTGATATTGCTCGTCATAAAGCGGCTGACGATGGCGTAGGCGTCAAGAATGCCGTTCATGGGCTTGGGGGAAAGGCTTGTGATCGACGAGAGCAGCAGGGGATCGTTGATCTTCCAGAACTCCGGCTCGCCGCCGCGCATGACGGTAACAACATCGCCGTAGGCTTTTCCGCGGCTGAACTGTTCGAGGACATTGGAGATATTGCCGATGGTGTCCAGCATGAACATTTTGTCCTCTGCTGTCATGCCGCTCTGGTCGACGGTATCGCTCAATTCCTTTTTCAGATCGACCGCGCGGAACAGGTCTTTTTTCATCGGCGTCGGAACGGGTTCAAGAAGAGAGGCGTCCGCGCCGAGGCGGCGGGCTTCGTCCGTGATCTTCCGCATAACGTTGTTCCGTACACCCGCATTCACCATGAGAACAATATTGTTGATGATGTTATCGACGGGATGAACGATGTCAAGGCCGCTGCCGTGTGCCTTTTTGATGGGGTTCTTCTGGTTGGCGAAGCCGCGCTTTGCGCCGACGCCCCGCCTCTCCACGCTGACGGCACGATTGAACGGAACGTAGTATTTCCAGCGCTCGTCCCAATCCTTTGCCGTCTGCTCACCGATAAGGCCGGTATCCACGCCCCACACCTGCCGCAGATCGCGCTCAAACTGATAGAGCCGGTCGGCGGCCTCCTTGAATTTCGGGTGCTGCTGTTCCAGCACAGCGGCACGGCGCTCCATAAATTCCGCGCTGTTCTTCCGGTCGTCGGCAAACACGCGCATTCCCTCTGCAAGACGCTCCGGTCCGTGCCGGACGATGAGGTATTCGCCGAACAGCCGGTACTCCTCCTTGTCGTTGAGGTTGATGCCGTGCAGGGCGGTTTTCAGGCCGCCGGAGACATACCTGCCGTCTGCGTCCGTGAGGTCGCCGACGATGATCTGCCCTGCCATTGCGTCGCTGTACGCGGCGTTCGTAGCGAGCTTGTAGGTGTCCGCGCCGGTCGCTCGGTCAAAGAGCTTGATGCCGTGGTTGCTGTCTACCCACGCCTGATAGAGCGCGTCGGCATTCGCCTTGATCTTCTCGTCGTAGGTGCGTGCGTCGGGGCGGCCCTCCTCGCGCAGACGGACAGAGCTGGTCGCCGTGTCTGCGTCAAGAGAATAGTAAGCGTTTACCTCGTCCGCGAGCTGGTCGAGCTGCGCCATGTCTTTTGCGGGCAGCAGGTTCTTGATGTAGGCCGTAAAGGCCGGGTAGTCGATTGCCGCTACCTCGCGGTTTTGCAGGTATTTGCGGAAGTATTCGGCAATGCCCTCACTGATCCACTTTTTCTTGGGGTAGCTGTTCCGCGCCGCGTCGTCGAGGCCGCCCGTCAGCTCGTCCCGCATGACGGACGACAGGCTCCCACGCAGGTCGTAGGTGTTGTCAAGGTGATGGCCAAGCTCGTGTGCAATGTTCGGCAGGTCGTTGACGAGCTTCGAGCGGATACCGTGGGTCGCACGGTCGTACTGGCCGCGTTTGCCGCGGATGTGTCCGGCGGTGATATTCGCCCCGAAGTCGTGCCGTATCTGCTCCACGATCTCCGAAATGCTCTTGGCCTTTTCTTTGGCCTCGCCGCCCTTGATGCGCTCCGCGTCCCATTCGTCCTTTGGGTCGCGCACATTGTTGACCATGTTCGCGTCCACGTCGCCGGAAGGGGCAGGCTCCCGCACATCCACGACGGGGTTATCCTTTAGGATACCGCGCAAAACGGATAGGCCCGCTTCGCCGGTCGGAATGAATGTGCGCCATTCCTAGTTGATGCGCTCCGTGAAAATACTCGGGTACTGCCTTTGGAGGAACCAGAGGTTTGTTCCGCTGATCTCCGTGCGCCACTCTCCGCTGACGCGACGGCGTGTGAGTTTCACGCGGTTATCGCGCAAGACGACCTCTTTACCCTTTGCGAGAATAAGGTCGCTCACCTGTTCCGGCGTGTAGGTCTGCATGGTGCGGTTCGCGCCGAAGCTGCGCAGAACGCCGTCGATTTGGTCGGGGCGAATGACGCGGCCAAGGTACTGCCCGCCGTCGCTCGTGACAACGCGCATAACGCGCGTGTTGTTCGCGGGCAGCCGGTTCCAGATAGGGAGCAGCGTGCCGGTGAGCAGGTGGAGCGTGCTTTCGTTGTACTCCGGCGCTTTCGCCGTCTCCTCTTTCCACGCCTGCGCCCATTCGCTCTTGTTAATCTTTGTGGTTTTCTCGTTCAGGGTGCTTTCCACATAGACGCTCCGCACGCCGCGCACGGGGCTTTCCAACGAGAAACGGCGCTGTATCTCGCCCCGTTCATTGGTCTTGCTGGAAATTTCGTAGACGGCGCGCACGCCTCCATCTTCCAGCCGCACGAGGCCCTTGAAGTCTCTCAGCTTGGTATCCAGCGCAGAAAACGGGATAAGCTCCGGCTTGCGGTAGACCTTCATTTGGACATAGCGCGTATCTGCACCGCTCGGGTCCTTTCGGATCACGGTCTCATCCAGAACTTCCACCTTGTCCGCGCGGTAGTTTTCAAGGCCCATATCGACCGTACCATTGGCAATGGCGGCGTCCATCATGCGCTCAAAGGTGTCGTAGAACTGCTGGAATGTTGCGTTCTGCTCGTCCACTTCAAGGGACAGAATACGGTTGAGGAATTTGCTGATGTCGCGCAGGTCGGGGCTTCCCTCGTTGATGCGGCCCCATTCGTCAAAGAGCTTGTCGTAAAGGCCAAGCTTTTTCAGCACTTCCTTGTCGGCGCTCTTATAGAACGTAGCAAGCGCGTCCATAGCGATGGGATTTTCAAGGTTGTCCTTTTCCCCGAATACGCCGCCGCTCGCCTGACGCTGGCCTTTTGTCAACGCGCCGAGCTGGTCGAGGCGGCGGGCAATGGTCGAAGTGAAGCGTTTCTGTCCCATGACGTTTGTCGTCACAAGACGGAAGATGGGGGCGCTCGCCTGATTGCTGCGGTGCGTTCTGCCGAAGCCCTGCACCGCCTTGCTCGCGCTCCACCCGGGTTGCAGGAGGTAATGCACGCGCTGCTGCTGGTTCTTTGCGCGCAGGTCAGCGTGGTAGCTGCGCCCTGTGCCGCCCGCATCGGAGAAAACCAGAATGCGCTTTTTCCCGTCTTGGAACATATTCGCGTCGGCAATGCCGGAGGCTGCGCCTCGGCTCTCCACCACACGCTTCATGTTTCCGTTCTCGTCGGGCTTCTCCACCACGCGGCGCGTCCTGCCCGTGACCTCGGCAACATTGTCCGCGCCGAATGCGTCAAGCAGCATTTCCAGCGGGCCGTCCGGCACTTTCATCTGTTGCAGCTCGGCAATCAGGTTGTCGCGCATCTGCACGGCCTTCTTGTCCAGCACGGGCTTGCCGTCCTTGTCCAGCACGGGGCGGGATCGCTCCTTGCCGTCCTCGTCGGTGTACTCCTCGTACAGCTCGACGGGGAAAGACTTTTCAAGCATCTGGATAAGCGTGTCGGAGGGGGTGAGGTCCAGATCATCCAGAGAGCCGCCTGCCGCCTCGTTTTTGGCGAGGGCACGGTCCGCCTGCGCTGCGTTTGTGTTCGTGAGCTGGAGAACGCAGCTCCGGCCCGCGGCCAGCTCACGGCGCATATCCTCGATCACGGACGGCATAGCCATAGACGTGATGATCTGGTTATAAAAGCGCTGCTGCGTGGAGTAGAACGCGCCGACCGCGCGGCCTCTCGCCATGCCGTCCTTGCTCTGGCCGGTGACCTCCAACGCCTTGTTCATGTTTTGCAGCACCTTTTGCCACGCGCGGCTCATGGTGTTGTAAATCTCCGTCTGCATCGGCGTAAGGTCGTGCTGCAAGGTGTCGTACTTCACGTCGTCATAGCTGATGCTGCGGGCCATATAGACGCCCATCGCTTTCATATCGCGGGCGACAAGCTCCATTGCAGCCAAGCCGCCGTCGCTGATCTTCGATATAAAATCGTTGACGTCGTTGAATGCCGTCCCCTTGCCCCACAGCCCGAGCCGATCAAGGTAACCGTACTGCGTGATGTCCGTCGCGCCGGTCGCGCTGGCGTACACAATGCGGGCATTGGGGAACGCCTTTTGCAGATCCACGCCAGCAATAGCCTTTGCCGCGGGCTTCGTTTTGCCGCGCTTGCCCTTGACACTGATAAAGCCGCCCATATTGTGCGCTTCGTCGAACGCGATCACGCCGTCGAAGTCTCCGCCGAGCCACGCTTTCAGGTCGTCAATGCGGCTTTTCCCGCCCTTTGCCATCTTCAAGGTGTCATAGGTGGTGAACATGACGCCCTGCTTATCGGCGATGGGCTGGCCGAGCTTATATTTGCTGAAATCGAGGATAGCGTCCTTATTTCCGCCGAGATCGGACCAATCGCGGCGGGCGTCATTCACAAGGCCCGTTTTTTCCGATACCCACACGGCCTTTGTGCGGCCTTGCAGATAGTTGTCCATGATGATGCCGGCGAGCTGTCGGCCCTTGCCGACGCCCGTACCGTCGCCGATGAAGTAGCCCCTGCGCCTGCCGTCCGGAAGCGTCTGACTGTGCGCCTGTCCAGCGTACACGACGTTTTCAAGCTGCGCATCGGAGAGAATGCCCTCCTTGGCGATCCGCGCGGGAAGCGCGGGCGTATAGGTCGGGTCCGGCGGAAGCACCGCGCCCATTGCCGCGCTCTCCACGAGCTTTGCCGGGTGCTTCTTCGCGCCCTTGATGTGTACCTTGCTGGGGGAGTAGGTGGAATAAACGCTGTAGGGATTTTCCGCCAGCTCCTTTACCGCTCCGCGTCGGTCGGGTACTCGTTCGGGTCGAGTGCTCCCGTTTCGTTCGAGTTGGATAGAATCAGGTCGATCAGCGCTTCCGCTCTCTCCAACTGCTCTGGCCAGCTCTTGGCCTCCTGCGTTTTGCTCCACGCCGCCTTGATCTCCGCGAGACTGTAATCCGCGGCGTGGCCCAGCGTCGAGAGCAGCTGCTCCGGCTGCATTCCCGCGATCATTGCCTCCGCTTCGCGCAGGCGTTGTTCCAGAACGTTTTGATTCCAGTTTTCCGCGAGCGCTGCCGTCGGCGTCTCCGTTTCCAGAAACAGCGGTATGAACTCCAGCAGGGTGTTCTTCAACTCTTGTCCTGTCATTTCTGATGCCCTCCATAAGGTCAGGGATTTTGGAAAGGTCCTTATATGTGCCGGTGATCGTCGGCGTCCGGTTCGGCCCCGTCTTGTCGATCACGACAAGCTGCACGTCAAAGGTCGTCCCGTACTTCTTGTAATTCTCTCCGTCAATGCGGATATTGGCGCGGACGCTGTACTCGCGGCGCAGATCGTCCCACCACGCGCGGAACGCGGGTGCATCGTTTTCCATGCCGTTGCCGAGGATCGCCACCAGTCGCCCGCCCTCTTCGAGACGGTCAAGCGCCTGTTCAATATGCCGCTTTGCATTGGCGGTCTTGTTGGTTGCCGTTCTGCCTGCCGTAGCGGAGAAAGGCGGGTTCATAAGGACGACGCTCGGCTTGATCTCGTCCGGCAGCAGGTTGTTGATCTGCTCCGCGTTGAGGTTATAGGTGCCGTCAAGCCCGAGCTGATTTAGGAATGCGAGACGGCGCGTCGAAAGCTCGTTGCCGTACACGGTCGCGCCCCACGCTTTCGGCCAGAGGGCAAGTCCGCCGATGCCCGCGCTCGGCTCGAGCACGATGTCCTTTGCGCCCACATTTGCCGTCCACGCGGCAAGGTAGGCGATATTCGGCGGCGTGGAAAACTGCTGAAAGCTCTCCATTTCCGCCGTGCGCTTCGTCTGCGTCGGGAGCTTCCATAAAAGCGTTTGCAGCTTCGCAAGCGTTTCCTTTGCGTTCGCTGCGTTGCCGTTGCCCTGCCGCACAAGATCGGAGCGCATGAGATATTGGTTGACCGCCAATTCCATTCCGTCGTAGGCGTCCTTGACGGTATAGGCTCCCTGCGCCATCGTACCGCCATACGCCTTGTCTGCGATCTCAAAGAGGCGGGCGCTGCTGAACGCGATGCCGCGCTCAATGCTGCGCCGCACATCATCGGCGATTTGCTGCTGCGGGTTCTCCGCACGCGCGGGTTTTGCCTTACCATTTTCCCCGCTCGGAGAAATTGGCTTGTCGCTGCGATTCTTAAACTGCTTGTGGATATTATCCAGCTCTTCAATATAGCGGTCGAAATCGCGGAACGCCTGATGCAAAGGGCCATCAAGGCCGTCCATCTTGCCGGAGGCGTAATGTCCGTAAATGGTGGCGTTCAACTCATCAAAAAACGTAACGCGATCTGCTTCGCTGGTTGGCAGGCTGTCAAATCCACGGTGCTTTCCGACAAACTTTACAAGTTTATCCCCAAATACCGTTGTCTCGTCGAAATACTCTGCTGTACGCCGGACGAAGTCAAGGTATGGCTTGTACCCGAGTTGCTTCATGGCGTGGGTCGTTTCGTGCGGAGCGACCATGCCGCGTTTTTCTTCGGGAATGGTTTCCTGCATATAGACTTTGCCGCCGCGGGTAAACGCCGGGGATTTGCGATCCCACTTGCCGTCCGGAATGACAAGCGATTCAATCCCACACTCCGAGAGAGCCCGGGATTCTGATTCCGCGACGCTTCCGCGCGCGGGGGCAACGCTGTCATTTACTCCGTATCGTCCTCGAAGATGACCAGTTTCTCCAGCGCTTTGTCCAAAAGAACGCGGTAACGTTCCATTTCCTGCGGCGTCAGGTTCTTTTCCCCTTTCGCGCAAAGAGCGTCCAGCTCCATCTGCTCGGCTGTGTTCATAGGCGTCCTCCTTAATAAATCCGCTGTTGCGGGCAACGGCTACGAGGTCGGCCACCGCCTCCTCGTAGGTCTTGAAATTCTGCGATACATAGCGCGCGGCGCGGGCGTCGGTCGCGTATGCGTCCGTCCCGCTGATCTCTCGGATAGAACCGACGTAGACAGGAAACCGCCCGCCTTTCCTTTCCACCGAGTAGCGGAACGCGCCGTCCTCGGTCACGGTATTCGTTTTCAGCCGCTCATCGAGATCGGAGACCGTCAGCGTCGGTGCCGCCTTGGCACTTTCCATTGTACCGCTTTGCGCGGCCTCGGGCAAGGGGCTTTTTACCGCTTGCGTGCTCGTGGCGTCGGCCTGCCCCGCGATATATGCGGACCGAGCCTGTGTACCGTCAATGCCGGACGGCAGATTGTTGATAAGCTCCGCTCGGCTCGTGCCGTTCTTTCCGGCGTTATACGCCTTTGTCATACCGCGGATATACGCTTCGGCATCCTGCCCGTCGCGGTACTGCTCCGAAAGTACGCTCGCTCCCGCTTTGCCCATCGTTTTGGCAAAGCGCTCTATGTCCGCTCTGCCCTTGCTCTGAACGATGCCGCCGCCGAATGCGCTTTCCAGCGCTCCGCTGCGTACAGCGTCGTCAACCGCCTTTTCGTTTAGAATCTTCCCTCCATCAAAGGCTGCCTTAACGTCTGCGGGCGCGTTGGCGTTCAGCTCCTGTGCCTCGCTCTGCTGCGTTTTCGGCTTCTGTGGTGTCATTTCACCTGTCGGCGCTTCCGTGCGCTCCTGCGAGCTTGCAAGGCGCGTTTCAGGAGCGTTCTGCGCCTGCGGTGCGGAAGTGGGCGCAGACGGCGCCGTTTTAGGCGCTGCACTGGTTACGGCGGCGCGCCCGGCTACGGTAGGAACGGTAGGCGACGGAGCAGCAGGGGGGACCGGCGCGGTCGGCTGAACGGGGGATTCCGGCACGACCGGCGCGCTCGGAGGAGCACTTGGCGCGGTCGGGACAATGCCGCCTACGCCGGAAATACCGCCAGAGCTGATGTTGGTGTACTGCATCATGTCGCCGTAAATACTCAAAAGGAACTCGCGTATGGCGTGCACGTCCTTTTGCGCGCCCACGACCTGAAGCTCATCGAGCGCATAGCGCATCTTGTCAGCGGCGTCCATGACGGAATTTGCCGCCTGCGCTTTCTGCTGGGCCGTCATGCGTGGGTCGTCGATGGTTCGCTTGGCGTAGTTGTACCGCTCCCGCACATTCTCATTGAGCGCTTTCATGTATCGTTTATTGCCGACGCTCACGCGGGCGGTATCAATAGCGCGGGTGATTGCGCCGAACGCAAAGGCGGTCAGTCCGGTTTTCCCGATGGCGTTCCAGTCCGGCGTATAATCCTCGTCCGTCATGGCCTTGGATAGCTCGGTCAAGCCGGTCTCGCCTGCGGCATAGCCGAGAGCGGACGCGCCGCCAAGGGCGATGTTGGGCAAGACATAGTTCTGCTTGCCGAGCTGCCGGAGCAGCTTCAAGCCGCTGGCGTTGACCGCGCCGGAGAGCGCCGAGCCTGCGGCGACGCCGCCCGCGGAAAGCGCCATGCGAAGCGCGGCCTTTTGGCTGTCGTAGTCGTCGCCCGCCTGATAGCGGTACTCCGCGGCATTCGCGCCGCCGGAGGAAAAGGCGCGGCCAATGGTGCCGACGCCCGGGGCGAGGAGGTCTGCGGCGACCTGCGTGCCGAGCTGCGTCACGGTCGGCACAGCGCCGAGGGCGGCGCGTTCAATGCCCTCTGTTCCGTCAAGGCTCTCCTTGCCGTACTTCTCCGCAAGGGAATAGCTCTTATCCGCGGTCTCATAAAGCCCGCTGGCCGTCTGCTTTCCGCTCTCGACGGCCTTTGCGTAGATCTCACGCTGGGACTTGGCAACGGCAAGCGCGTCTGCGGCCTCCGATTTCTGACGCGCACTCAAAGACGGGTCGCGCAGGTTGTTTTCCAGCGCCGCTATCTGCTGATCGAGCGCGGATACCTGCTCGCGGTAGATGCCAGACATTTCCGTGCCGCCGCGCCGGTCAGCCTGAACGCCGCCCGCATTTGCGAGGTTTGCGCCCTCGGACAAAAGGCCGCTCTTAATGCCGGAGAGCAGGCGGGAGCCGAAGCTCCTTTTCGTCGTGGGCTGCGTCGTCTCCGCGGCGGGAGCCGCCCCCTGTTCGGGGGTGGCCTCCCTTACGGGCCTGTTTTTTGCTTCCTCGGCACGGACTTCAAAGAAAGACTTGTCCAGCTTCTTCGTGCCGCTGCCCGCGTTGGTGTCAGACGCAGACTGCGGTCTTGTTGTCTGCGGCTTTGCCGCCTGTGCCTCAAAATAGGAACGGTCGAGTTTTTTAGCCATTGTCAGCCTCCATTATATCCGAGTAGCTGGTTCAACTCATTGCGCTGCTTTTCGCTCATATCGTCGAAATACTTGTCGTAGAGATCAAAGGCAGCGCTGCCATTGCCCTGATTGACAAGCTGTGTGATCGAACGCCGGAGATCGCCGAACGTGGGGCGTCCGTTCTTTCCGAGATTGCTTTCGTCGAGCCCGCCGCCGTTGGCCTCCCATTCCTGATAGTCGGCGTAGAGGCCGCTGGACGAGGTGAATCCGTACTTGGTGTAGTTGCCTTTCTGGGCAAGCCAACTCTTGGGGTTTCCGCTCGCCTGCGCCGCGCGAAACAGTCCCTCATAATCGTAGACGGCGTCCTTGCTGCCAGTCGAGCCGCTGCTGCCAGTCGAGCCGCTGCCGGAGGTCTTATTCTTCGACGCATTGCTGAGCTTGTACGCCCACTCCGCGTTGTAACGGCTGTCCTCGATGTTGTCCCTCTGCTGCTGATAGCCGAAGTTACGCGCATCGCTGAACACGCCGTAGTTAAAGCTGCGGTCGGTGTTGTACTGCGCGAGGAGGTCTTGGAACTTGGCGTAGTCGCCCTGTTCGAGCGCACGCAGCATCTCGACATTCGCCCGCTGGCTGTCCTCGTCGTCCTTGTACATGGAGTAGGCGAGCTTGTACAGCTCCGGCACAATGTCGTTGAGGCCCTGCATATAGTCGTTGTAGCTCTGCTGTGCGACGCTGCCCGCGTAGGAGCTGGAGAGGCCGCCCGTCCGCGCCGCTTGTGCGCCGAGCGTGTCGCGCATCGCCTTGTCACCGTTGCGCTGGTACCTGTCCTGATAGAACTGGTACAGCGGGTCGTTCTCTGCGTCATAGCTGAACGGGTCGCGGTTGAGGATCTGATCGACAAGCTCGTTGAGCTTTTCATCGTAACGGCTCGTGTAGCTCGGTGCACCGCCGAAAGCGAACTGTAAAAGCTGCTGCTTCTGCCCTGCATCGCCGCTCCAATAACCGGTCCCGGGATCGAAGCCCACCGTCCCGTTGTCGCCGTTGAGCAGTCTTGCAAGGGCCTCATTTGCCGCGTGCAGACGTTCGCGCTCCGTGTCGTCCGCCGACCACCATGCCTTGGAGTTACTGTTCATGATGTCGCGGATCGCGTCCTGATCGGCGTCCCATACGCCAACGCCGTTTGCGCTCCCTTGGAATCCGTTCGGCATGGTGCGCGAACCGCCACCAGAGGAGCCGCCGGAAGAGCTTCCGCCGTATTTCTGGTTATAGGTCTTGCCGCTGCCGTCGGCGAGCGTCGGCTCCTTGCCGCCGTAAACGGCATCAATTTTGTTCTGCCGTTCCTGTGTGAGCTGTGCCCGCTCGCTCGAGGACAGGTCGGTGCGCATCAGTTCTTTGGAATAGTCCTTGTCCTTGTTGTAATAGCCTGCCATTTTCTTTTTCCCTCCTGTTAGGCCGTCGGTGTCGTCTGCTTCTGTTCAAGTGCGCTCACGCGCTGCTCAAGGGATTGCAGACTTGCGTTGATCGTGGATATCTGCTCCTGCACGTTGTTTATCTGCCCCTGCATCGTTGCGACAGAGCCGCTTAGAGTGTTTACGCTCCCGCTTAGAGCAGTCACGTCGCCGTTGAGGCTTGCGATCTGTGAAGCGAGGCCCTGCACGGTGTTGGCAATCTCGACGATCTTGCTGTAAAGCTCTGCGCTGGAAACGCCCGCTTCACTGACCGTTCGCAGCGTGTTTTTGTTGGCAAATTCGATGCGCTCCTGCATATAGCGGATGTAGCTTTCGATGGTCGAAAGCGCCGCGCCCGGATCGTTCGGGTCGATGCGGTCCATGCTTTCGGGGAATACCGCCATTATTTATCACTCCCTAAACTGAATTCGCGCGACAGGCCGAGCAGGCAGCACGGCCCTACGCCGGAAACACGCAGGCCGAATTTGTCGCATCGCGCGATCTGCACCGGCATGGTGAATACGTCGTCGCAGGGGCCTCCCGCGATCTTGCCGACCTCGCACCACACGCCGCTGTCAAAGCGGGCCTCTACACGCAGCCACGCTCCGGCGGGCGCGGTGACGCGCAGGAACAGCTTACGGATGCGCTTGCGGTAGTTGATCGTGGCGTAGAACGGAACAAATTCCATCAGCCATTCGATACTCGCGTCCTCTTCGCCGGTGTCGGCGAGGTAGACGCTGCCCGAGCTGTCGAGGAAATACATATCCTTGCCGATGCGGGCGAAATCGACCGCGGCTGTCGGGTCCTCTTCCAGCCATATACCGTCCTGAATGTCATAGGCGAGCAGGCGGCTCCGCGCCCCCTCCTTGACGGAGAGGAAGTACCGCACACCATCTGTTCCGCCCACGGCGTCCGTGAATTCGTGGTCGCCGAATTGCCGGGAGACCAGAGCGGGAATGCCGCCGGAGTAGGCGTAGATGCCGTGCAGGCCCTTATAGAAGAGCGTTTCGTTGACCACCTGCATACTCTTGTGGCAGCCTGCCTGCAAGCCCTCTACGTTGTAGGTGTAGAGTGCGTATTCCGCCGGATAACTGCCGAGCATCTTGTGCAGCACATTCTCTTTCCAGAACAGAACGCTTGTAGAGAGCTTGGCGCAGCCGGTGAAATTTCCCTCGCTGCCGACGGCCACAGCGTAGCTGTCTGTGCTGATGCCCTCGTAGGTAAAGAAGTTGGTCGGGTCGCCCAGCGCGCTGGCGTAGATGGTCTTGTCCGCGTTGCAGCAGCCCCACAGGCGGTTTTCGCTCTCGCAGATAAAGTCGAGATCGGGGACAGAGCGTGAAAGCGTGATCGTCGCCGTTTCCGTCGCTGCCGTGAAGCAGTTGCTTGTCACGGTGATCTTACCGGCCTCCACCGCCTTGATGTAGGCGTTTTTGTTGTTGCCGGTCTGCACGGTGCAGCCGGAAACGCTGATCGTGTCGCCGACCTTGAATTGCGTCGTCAGGTCACTCCATCCGGTCACGGTGATGCTGTCGGCCTCAAACTTCGCGCCCGCGCCGCTCGCCTCCGCCGTCAGGCTTTGCACGGTGAGCGTCTTAATGTCGAGGTATTTTTTGTCCGGCCAAATGACGAGCTTGGTATTGACGACCGCGAATTGCTTCGCGCCCTCAGCTACCTGCCCAACCACCGCGCCGTCATACAGCAGGTTCGTCCCCTGCACCACAACGAGCTTTTCCCACGCTGTGATGGCGGTCGCGTTGGCATACGGCGTGAGCTTGCTGCGCGCTCTGCGCGTGGAGAAGTAGGGATAGCGGCGGCACGAGATGTTGCGCGTCTCACAAAGGTCCCCGTCCTGCGTGTTGTCCGAGAGGTTCAGTCCGCGGATGGCAACGACCTCGCTCTGGTACTTCCGGATATTGTTGGGGAGATCGGGGTAGCTCATATCACACCTTCCAATTCCCGCGGTGCGGCGGTCGATTGTGCCGCCTCCACCACGCCTTTGCCTCGCTCACCTTGCTGTTGGCAACGACCTTATCGTTGGCGTACAGGTCCGTTTCCACGTTCATCAGGTCAATGCCCGCGCACAGATGCCATACATAGCTGTTGTCGTGCGGTGCAGGCATCAAGAGCGTCTGATCCTCCGGCCACAGGTTTTCCGGCAGCGTCACGCCCATCAACTCCGCGTATTCGCTCTCCAGCTCGCGCAGGATGTTGGACTTTGCTTCCGCTTCAATGCAGTTTGGGCGCAGTGCGTCTGCCTGCTTGATCGCTTCTCTTGCAGTCATACAGTTTCCTTTCCGGCAGCAAAAAGCCGCCTTGTCGTTCTTGACAAAGCGGCTTATGAATGATATATTGGCAATAGAAAAAGGGCGCTGCTGCAAGACGGTCAGCCCGTAAAACTCGCTAAACTATGTTAGCCGTTCGGGGCCAGCCGAGCGGCTAACACGCTTTTGGGGATATGTAGATCATAACCGCAAGGATTATGATGAAGCACACCGCGAAGCGAAAGGCTCTCGCCCATCGCCCGTTTCCCATTGGCATCACCTCCTTTTGCAAGGAAGTGGCTAACCGCCTTTTTGTGCAACAGCGCCCGCCCCTCTCGGGGCGCGTTCAATATATCATAAGCGCCGCGCTTTGTCAATTTGCCGCCTTCGGGCGGCTATTTTAGTATTTTCTCCGCAGCCAGCGCCCTGCGCTCTTGAGGTTTCTTGCCAGCTTTCGGAATATTTCCACAAGCCAGAGCTGCGCGCTCTGCCCACTTGCGGAAAGCCGCTCCAGCTCTCGCAGCATTTGCCCCCTGTGCCGCTTTGCACGGATGATCGTCAGCGGCGGCATCGGCGCTTTATCCGGCTCGCACGGCTTGCGTGGGCTGCTTTGCCCTTTGCGCGGCGGTGCCGGTCTGCGTTCCTGCGGCACAACGGCATCCTGCTCCTGCAATTCCCGGTAAATGCTATAAGCCAGCTCGTCGAGGCCGTCCATGCCGCGCAGCGTCGTCGGCTGAAAGCCGGTCATCGCTCCGATGTTGCGCAGCGCTCTGCGGATCGTGCGCAGCACCGTCGCCTTATCCACCCCGATGAGCGAAGCGACCTCCCGCAGCGACAGCCACTCACCGTAGTATAGATACAGATAAGCAGCCTGCCGCGGCGTTATCGCCGAAAGAAGGAGATTTGCCGTTTCGCGGTCGGCGAGGTCAAGCTCTGTCTGTCCGCTTAAAGCCGCCTGCGCCATTGTCAGCTCGACCTCCTCCCGCACGGCTTTCTTTGCGCGGGAGAGAGTACGGGAAACCGTGCTCTTCCCGATGCCGAGCCGTTCGGCGATCTCCGTCACGGATGCGCCGTCGCGGTTCAGCTCAAGGACCTTGCGCTGCCGTTCTGTCAATGCTTCAAGCCCCCGCTGTGCCGCCGAAAGCATCTGCTTTCTTCCAGCCTCGATCTCATCATCGAGCGAATTGTCCGCCTGCTCCCAAGAGAGAAATTGCGCGCGGTCTCCGAGGGACATTTCGCCGCCGTTCTCTGCCTGCGCGGCCATCGACACGGTTCTCGCTCGCGGCGCTTTGGCTCTGCGCGGGGCAATGGCGTGAAGCATCGCTTGAACATTCGCTAATTCCTCGCGCAGCATTTCGATCTCCAGCTCGTCCGCACCGTTATCGCGTGCTTCAGCGATCTGCGCAAGCAGCTCACTGTGCCGCTGGCGGAGAGCGTCGATTTTCTCGCTCATTTACGCTCAGGCTTCCGTGAAATACTGCCCGATCAGCTCATGCGGAAGATACTGCAGCACGATCTTGCCGCCAGCGGCTTCGCCGGTGCGCTCACAGAGATAGGTCTTACTGTCCTCGCTGTCGAGATAGTACCTGCCATACTCGTATTCCATGCCGCGGCTCGCGGGGATCGGGTCGTCCTGCGTGCCGGCGTGCTCCACGTCGATGACCACCCACATGGCCGGCGTTGCAGACGGTCTCCAATCCTCCTGTGAGGTGTGTGCCTGACGGCATTTATAGAGCTTGCCGCCGTCGCTGCGCCGATCACCCTCGGCGTAGTCGGCCGGGAACGCCCACGCGGGAAACAGCTCAACGGCCTGCGCCGCGTCTCTGTCCGGCAGGGATGCGCTTGCCCGTTCGATGTAAGGTCTGAGTGCTCTGGCTCTTTCGGTATAAGTTGGCATTTTTCTCCTCCTCTTAAAGCATGATGGTCATGGTCTTGCCGGTCGTATCGACCTCGACGGCAAGGTAGCTGTGTCCGCCGCTGGTCACAACGCTCACGCCGCCGTTTCCGTCTGCCGCGAGCAGATTCCAGCCGACCGCCGGCGCGGTCTCGCCGCTGTACGGTACGCGCACAAGGCCGCCGAGCTGCACGCTGCACGCCTTGCCGTCGCGGCCCATCGCCGCCACCACGCCGCAGAAGCCGTCGTTCGCGGCGCACTTGCTCACCGTGCCATTGGCGGATACCTTGACGACCTTGCCCTCCTCGGCTCCCGCACCCGCCGCAAAGGTGGCGCACCATGTACCGACGCCGTCATAAGAAATGCTCATTTACTCTGCCTCCCCCAGAAGAATTTTTGCCGCCGTTTCGGCGTCTGCCATTGCTGCGATCTTGCTGTCCTTTTCTGCGAGCTGCGTATCCTTTTCCCCGAGCTGGGCATCCTTATCGGCGATCTGTGCCGTCTGCTCGGTGACAGTGGCGTTCAGGCTCTCGATCTGCGCCTGATACGGCGTGACATCGCCCCAATACTGCTTGTCTGCTTTGATGATCGCCTTGATGCTCTGCGTGTTCATGTCGTACTGGATCGCCTTCACGGTGAAGGCGTAGCCCTCCGGCAGCGGACAGGCGGGGCAGTCCGTGCGAATCTGCTCGACCGTGACATTCTTCCAGTCGATGGCCTCGACCGATTCGAGCGTATTTTCCGAATAGCACCGCTCGAATGTGACGTGGTACTCGCTCGATAATGCAAAGACGTTGCCGACGCGATGACCATTGATCTTGTACTTGACGCCGTAATAGCTGTTTCCTGTTTTCATGCTCCTGCCTCCTGTGCAAAGTTATCGCTTTCCGCGCTTGTGCTTCGGCTCCCATATCCCGACGCCGAAGCGGGGATAATCATAATATCGGGTCAGAACCGCTGCGGCCTCCCGCAGGTCTCGCCGCATCGCGCCCAGATGCCCGGTATCTATGCCGGCTTCCCGGCATTCGCGAATTTTAATGCTGATCTGCGCTGCCGTGCGCCGATACTCCACAGCAAGGTCCTCGAGACCGGCCTCGCCCTGCTCGATCACACCGGCGCGCCGCAGGGTCTCCGCAAGGCGTTCTCCGCGCTCGGCGTGTACGACCGGCTTGTACGGCAGCTTATAGCGCACACCGTTCTCCGCGAAAATAACCTTTGATGGCCGCGGAATATTCCGCCGGTCGAAGGTCGTGATGCAAATGACGCCGCGCTCACAGTCGATCTTCACCTGTGCGTCCGGACCGCCGTCCCGAAAGCGGACGGTCAGCTCCGCCTCTCTGTATGCCCTCATCGCCTCACCCCGCAAAAACGATCTTACCGGCAAACTTCGTGTCGCTCATGAGCTTAAAGGCTCCCGTCGCCGCCGTGTATTCAACGTCCAGCTCAAGCACGGCCCATGTGTTTTTCGCATATTTGCCGTCGCTGCAAAGGGAGTAGGCATCAAAGGTGAAGTCCGCGCTGCTTCTCTTGTGCGAGGTCTTCGGAATCGTGAGCGTGAACGGTTCGTCGTCGCCCGTCCAGTCATTTGCCGTAAAGGTGACCGTTACACTGCTATTTGCAGCCACGGCCACGGCGTTCCCGCCGGCATCGAATCCGACGAACTGGCCCGCGGTGCCGGTGAGTTTGCCCTGCTTGCCGTTCCACGCCTCCCGCTCCGACGCCGTGATGTGCTTGGTGGTGTTTTGGTCGTGCGTGTTGAGGTTCTTCTGCACCGTCGCCGCGTCCTTTGCGGCATTGGCAGCAGCGGTTCGGATGTCCGCGTGCGCGTCGGCGCTCTCGTTATGAGCTGTGACTTTACTGTTCGCCGTTCCTGCCGGATCGGCGCCCGCCTGCGCCGCGGTGACGCCGTGCGGATTGTCCTTTTTGCCCGTGTGCCCTTTCAGCTCGGCGCTCGCGGCCTTTTTTGCCGCCTCTTCCGCGGCAGCCGCAGAGCCGGAGGGGTCAGCGCCCACCATTTCCGGCGTATAATCGCCGCTCTGCGGAACAACGGCTCCACCTCGGCCCTTGAAGCTCGTTACACCGCCGCCCGCCGCCGCCTGTGCGCTCTCGCACCAGTATTTGGCGTTGTTTGCGTCCTCGCCCTCGCGGGTGCCGGTGCCGCCCACCGCCCAGCTCTCTGCGGCCTTTTTCGCGCCGACAGCATCGGCGGCGCTCTGCGCGGCGGCGGAGGCGCTGTTCGATGCGCCTTGCGCGGATGCAGCGGCGGCGTCCTTGGAATCTTTCGCCGCGTTTTTGCTTGCGGCAGCGGCAGATTGGCTCTCGGCAGCGGCGGTAGCCGCATTGGCGGCTCCGGTTTTTGCGGCCTGCGCGTCGCTTTTGCTTGCAGCGGCATCGGCAGCGCTCTGCGCTGCATTATCCCGCGCCGCCTCCGCTTTGCTTTGTGCGGCTTCCGCTTTTCCCTGCGCGGTCTCAGCGGCGGTCTTGCTTGCCGCAGTCGCTTTTTCGCTGTCCGCGCCCGCCGAGGCGCTCTTCTGCGCGGCCTCCTCGCTTGCTTTGGCATTGGCCTCAGAGGCAGCGGCTTTTTCTTTGCTTTCTGCGGCGGCGTCGGCGCTGTCTGCCGCGGAAGCGGCACTCTGTGCGGCGCTCTGCGCGGCATTTTCGGCATCGGTCGCGCTTCCCGCTGCGCTGCTTGCGCTTGCAAGGGCGTTTCCGGCGCTTGCGGCGGCATCGGCAGCAGATTTCCCCGCCTCGGTCTCGCTGCTCTTGGCGGCAGTCTCAGAGGCTTTTGCGTTGGCTTCGCTTTTGGCGGCAGCGGCTTTGCTGGCGGCGGCATCCTTTGCACTCTCGGCGGCAGCGGTCTCGGAGGCTTTGGCAGCCGTCTCGCTTTTTGCCGCAGCCTGCTCGCTGGCAGCCGCGGCCTTTTTGCTCGCCTCGGCGGCGTCGGCGCTGTCCTTTGCCTCGGAAACCGTGTTCTTGATGTCGTCGATTTCCGCTTGCAGCTGCTCCGCCTGCGTTGGCGTAATGGGGGTTTCATTCAGATATCTTTTGTTTGGAAGAACGGGAAAACGAGCCTCTTTCGTCGTTACGCGTACCGTTTCCTTTGCGTTTTCTCCGCTTCCCTCCACAACTGTCCCCTCCACCGTGAGAAAACAGTCTCCGGCAGCAGTCTTTGCCGCCTGCGGGACCGGAACATAGTAAACATCCGTCTGTCCCTCTGCGAGCAAATTTGTTGTCAGCAAAATAGTTGCTGGGTTTTTGTACATTGCGTCGTAGAAAATCGCCTTTTTCGTCGTGCCGTGCCACACGGGAGAGGCCCGGAAGTCCAGTTCAAGCAGAACTTCGTCGTGCGAGCCTGCCGCGCCGATCACGACGCCCCCCCCGAGAATGTACTCATTCTTCACGGAGAGCTTGATAATTCTCTGTTCCATACTGTTCTCCTTGTGAGAACACGGCGCAGCAGAAGAGGAGGTTTCCCGTCTGCTACGCCGTGTCGTAACTGCTTTGTGTTTTCGCGGTCTATTCAGTTTCGTGCAGCGGGAGGGTCACAGCTTCACGCCGTTGGCGCGCGCGGCGTCGTCAAACGCCTCGTGCATCTCCTGAATCATGTTGGCGGTGTTGGCGTCCTGCCGCATCTGGTTCTGAATGGCCCACAGGAATTTTCGTTTGATGCGCACGCGCACGCCGCGCTTGATCTGGCAGCTCTCGCCGTTGACACATACGAGAACATCGTCCTTGTAGCGCCCGTTGTCCTTGAAAAGCTCCACATAGACGTATTCCTCGCCCTCGTCGTGCTTCGGCGCGGTAGGTGTGGGAGCGGGAGCGGCCTCCTTGGCGGCGGCTTCGGCATCCTTGCGGATTTCCGCGGCTTCCTCCTCGGCCTGCTGGCGAATGTCGTTCGCCTCAGTCAGCGCGGCGGCGCGGATGGCTTCCGCTTCGGCCTGCGCCTTTGCGACGATCTCTTCTGCCGTCATGGCCTCGGGCGCGGGCGCTGTGGTCTTGGTTTCCTTGCTCATGGGTTGGTCCTCCTTTTCGGATTGTTATTAGGAGGGGCGATACCGCCCCTCCTGTGCTCAGTTGATGGGCGCGTCGTTGAACGTGGAAGCGGTCTCCACGCGGATCATGTACGCCTCGACAAGGCGCTCGGCCACCTTGGTGGCTTTCCAGCCCACCGTGCCGCGCTGGTTGAGCGGGTCGGCGCTGCCGGCAGAGCCGAGAGGCTTGACGATGTGCTGCAAGCCGCCGCCGGTCAGCTCGGTCGTACCGTAGGCGTCCGCGCCGAGAATGATGGTGGAGTACACGTCGCGGCCCTTGGCGCCGGCTTCGCCCGGGTAGACCTTGTTGGACGCAGCGGGAGCGGTGGAGGGCGCTTCCTTGAGCGTGATGGTCGCGGAGCCTGCGGCAGCAGCGCTCGCACTCTCGATCTCGCAGAGCTGGCCCTCGATAATGACCAGGCGGCCCGCAAGGGCTGCGGCCTCGTCGGCGCTGATCGCCTCGTTGACGGTCACGACCTTGGCGGAATAGCTCTTCACGGTCAGCTCGCGCGCCGCGGCGGTCAGATTCTCGGCGTGGAAAATCTTCGCTTCCGTGGTCTCCACAAAGCGGACGCCCGCGATCTTGCCGATCTCGTCGTCATAGATGTTCGCGGTGTCCTTGTACTCGTGCGGGCGCTTCCAATCGGGATCGTCCTGAATGTCAAAGGAACAGTCGGGGTGAATGATCGCCCAATAGGAGCCGTCCTTACGCGGCGCATTCATGGTCTTGAGGAAACGGGCAGCCTTGCGCACCGCGCGCACGGTGAAGTACATATTGCCGGAGGTCTCGCCGCCGACAAGCAGGTGGCGGCCGGAGACCGTGCCCTCGCCGTACTGCACGTTCGTGCCGCCGTTGAGCACTTCGCGGGTGATGGTGTCGAGCGTGCGGCCCGCCTGAGAGCCGAGCAGCTTGGTGGCCTCGACAAGGTTGTTGTCGATGGTCGTCAGCTCGAGGATGTCGGAATACTCAATGAAGTCGCCGTACTGCTCCACGGTCGCCTTGAACGCGGTCACGTTGAGCTTCTTGCCCTTGGGCGTCACACCTTCGGTGAGCGGCACAAGCGCCTTGGGCAGCGGATCGTACTTGCGGAACTCGATCTCCTTGCCCTTGCCCTTGGGGATGTCGCGCTTCTGCGCCCAACGGTCGTGGACAAGCTCGGGTTCGGCGTTGTCAATGAGGGTGTCGCAATAGAACGTCTTCATTTCGACGCTCATACCGGCGTCGGACGTGACGTTGGTCTGCTGATCGAACAGCGACATGTGCACCATCAGCATGAGGAACTTGGAAAGCATTTTCTTCATCGTTTTTCATTCTCCTTTCGTAGTCGGCGAAAGGGAGAACGCGGTCACAGCGTGATTTTTTCTCCCCTCGCCACGCGCCGCATGACTTCGGCGCGGTCGGCCTTGGTCCATTTGCTCGGGTCGTCCTTGCGGACGCTTCCCGGCTGGGAGATGGTCCCGTTCTCGGTCGGGCGCATACCCTTGGCGCGGATGTTGTCGGTCACGCGCTTTTCGGCGGCTGCGCTTGCATTTCTGGCCGTTCCGGCGAGAATGTCATCGAGATGCGAGACCTCGTATGCGTGCCGTACAGGAACGCCGGAGCGCAGCATGGCAATGAAGCGCGGATTGTTCTTCAATTCCGCTTGCAGGTCAAACTCGGGATAGACGGAAGCGACCTCGGTCGCCTGCCTGATCCAGTCGTTGAACTGCTCATTCGCTCTCTGCTCCTGCCGTCTCGCCGCTTCCTCGCGGCGCAGGCTCTCGTTTTCCTGCTGGATGCGCACATATTCGCGGTACTGCGGGACGCTCATGCCGTGAGCCTCCGCCTCGCGGCCAAACAGCACGTCGCTCATCGCCTCGTCGCCGTCAATGGCGGAAGAGAGCTTGGAAACGTCGCCGTCGGTGATGCCGTAGCGGCGCATGAGCGTGTCAATGATCGGCTGCTGGGCTGCAAGCTGCGTGTCCTTGGTCTTATCCTCGCCGAAGCGGCGGTTGATAATGCGCTGGACTTCTGCGGCGTAGGCGTCCTTGTACTTCCCGTTTACGAGGTCGCGGAACTCTTTGCTCAGGTCCTCTCCCTTGCTGTTGCCATCACCGGCGGCGTGAGGCTGCGTCTGCTGTGCGCCGCCGCCCGTGCCGGAATCCTCGCCCGCAGGCGCTTTCCCGAACACGACGTTGGCGTATTCGCCCGATTTGCCCCGCCGGGTGGAAGCGGAGCCTGCATTTGTGGTATCGCCCGTAGCTGTGCCCGCGTCACCGCCGCCCGACGCACCGGCGGCAGCTCCAGCACCCGCTCCTCCGGCGGCAGCGCCGCCGTCAAACAGGCCGAGGGTGATAGGGTACAAAAGTTTGTTGCGCTTCATGGTCATGTCCTCCTTGTATCGCGGGTCCTTTCCCCGTGTAAGCAGCACAGGAAAGCTCTCGGCGTAGGGACAGGGGAGCGCCAGAACCGACGCTCCCCTGCACGGAAAGCCTTTCGGCCTCCCTACACTCATTCGAAGGAGACATACCCCTGTGCGCTTTCAGCGTAACACGGGGTTTTCTCCGTTTCACCACGGGACGAAAAGATTTTTTACAAGTTTTCTTCGGCGAGATCGACCGCGATGCTCTCCGGCCTCGTCTGTTCGAGCTGCTGCAAGCCGATCAGGGCTGCCTCAAATGCTGCCTCCACGCGCTCGTCGCCGCTGCAATGTACGAGGAAGCGCGGCTCCTTGTCGTCGATCTCAAGGCTGTAGACCTCGCAGCGCCCATCCCGCTCGGCGTTGGCAACATACCCGGCAAAGGCGTACATCACGCCCGTAATGTAATTGCAGGCGTCCGTCGCCCCGGCATGGCCCTCGGCGAGCAGCATATAGCGCGATCCGTCCTGCTCCGCGTAAACTCTTGTCATACCGTCCTCCCATTACTGCGGATTCGCCGCGTTGTAGGACGCCGCCATATTCGGTTTGCTGTTCTCCGCGAGCCGCTGCATATACGGCGTCTGCTGTGCCTGCGCGTCTGCCTCGGCTCTTGCAAGGCCGCTGCCGCCGCTCGCGGACGCTCCGCCGCCCTGCGCCATAGACGCGCCTCCCTGCGTGTTTGTGACGCCCATGTCCTTGCCGGTGAGCGCCTGAATGATCGCCAGAGCCTTTTGCAGCTCCGCGCCCTGCTGCTGTACGATGTTGTAGAGCGTGCCGCCCTCGTTGACTTGAGAGCGTATCTTGTCAATGCCCTCAAAGTCCATCATGTCCAGTGCGATGCTGCTCTCCTGCGCACGCTCCGGGGAGAAGAAGCCCATCTGGTACAGCTCCTTTGCCCGCTCGTTCTGCTCGGCGCGGGAAAACGGGTTCTTTTTCTGCGCCTTGATCTTGATATCGAAGATCGGGCGGCGGAACAGGTCGTTCCCCTCGCTGTCCTGTCCGGTCACCTGATCGGCAAGCTGCTGCGGTCCTACGGAGGCGTATTCGTATGGCATTTCGTTCGTGATGCGGAAGCTGCGCTCCGTGTCGTAAAACTGGCGCATACGGGAGATGCAGAAGCGGACAATGCGCGTGTCTGCCCGGTAGCCCGCGGCGATCATGTCGCGGCTCGCCTTGTTGCCCGCCTCTTGCAAGGCGGCCACCGCCGCCGCGGCCGTCACACCGCCGCTCACGCCGCCGTTGGACACATCGCGGTTCGCGCTCGTCTCTTTCAGCTCGTCAATCTTCATCGAGACAATGTTGGCATACACGCTGTCCAGCGGGCGCATAGTCAGCTCGCGGATGCGCTCGTCGCTCACCTGCCCGCCTACATGGATGAACGGAGAATTGACGTCGCGCAGCTCGTCCTCGTTGACGTTGACGCTTTCGCTCACGAGAAAGCGTCGCTTGGTGTTGATCAGCGAGGTTTCCAGAATGTTGCTCCACAGCTTGTCAATGTAGAGCTGCGGGTCGCGCGCAATGTCGATGTAGCCGAAGCCCATCGGCGATCCTTTCTCAGGAAACAGGGCATCGACCACGACGGGATATTCGCCGTCCCAATACCAGCCCTTTTCCGTGTACTGCTCGTCGTTTTCGGAGGCGTACAGCAGGTGCTCGGGGTCGGTGAAGCGCGCGTAGTGCAGCACCGTGCGCCCGTTTGTCCGGCGCTTATAATACCAGTCGATCACCGTGACCTTGCCACTCGTGTCTACGGTGTCGTCGTAGTCGTAGCGCGTGGTCTCGAAGCTCTTGCCGCCGAGCTGACCGGCATACTCGGGATAGTCCGCCTCGATCAGATCGCGGTCTACCAGCGAGAGAACGAACAGATTCCGGCTGTCCTGAATGTCCTCGACGCCCGGCTCCCAAAAGATGTTCAGCGGGTCGATGCGGTCAATGGAGATGTCGCCGAGGCCGTTTTCCTTGCCGCTGTCCCAAAAGACGCCGTAGATCGCCGCGCCGTGCTTGAGCTTTTCCCACCACTCGTAGCTATAGGTCGATTCAAACTCGTTATCCTCCATGATGACCGGCAGGATCGCCGAGAGGGTCTTTGCGCTCTCCTCGTCACTCGGCTCACGCGGCAAGCACACCGGCTCCGGGTAGTTGTCCATCGCGTCGGCGTGCTTGTTGAGAATGGAGTTGAACAGCCAAGCACTCGCAGGCTCCGGGCTTTCGCCCGCGTGCGGCTGCTTGCTGCGCAGCTCGTCCCAATGGCGCAGCCGCCACCACTTTTCATTGCTCTTGATGCGGCTTTCGTAGTTGGCCTTGCCGCCCTTGTACTTTTGCAGCGCTTCCATCGCCTCGGAAAGCTCCTGCTGCCCGATGGCGGCGGTCGGTGTCATGGCCTCCGTGGTGCTGTCGCGCAGCGCGCCAACGGTCGGTGAGCTGCCCTTGCTCTGCAAAAGCGCGTAGATTCCGGCGGCTTCGGCCTGCGCGGGCGTTTCCGGGGGCAGGCCGTACTCTGTGCGCTGTGCATCGGGGTTGATTTTCATGGTCTTTTCCTCCTGTGTGTTAGTGTTTACGATACCAGTCGTAGCGGTCGTATGCGGTGTCGCCGGTCGAGAGCGGATCGTAGGGCTTCGGCTCCTGCGGCTTTCGGATGCGCGGGGCGATGGGATTCTCCATGCACACATAGCGCAGCTCGTCGTAGATGTGGTCCTCCTGCTCCGTGTTCACGTCCTCCACGTCGCGCTCGTCATAGACAAGGCTCGGCACGGTGCGGATGAAGTGCTTGCAGGTCGAAAAGACGTAGAGCATCGGGACGCCGCGCTCGTCGAATGCAAGGCGGTGATGCACCTGCATCTTGCCGTCGAGGCGTGCGTTGTCGCCTTTCTCGAAGTAAACGCGCTCCCGTTCGAACAGGGAGCCGATGCTCTCCGTCCCCTGCGTGCCCCAGATCGCCGGGTCTCCCACGCGGTGTATCGTGCGCCCCTTGAGGTTCGGGTCCTCCGCCTCGATGCGCCGCATGGTCTGCGCCACGGCGGTCGGCTCCATCTTCACGCCCTCGTTCGGCGTGCCGGTGCAGCCGTAATACTCGCGGATGCGGTAGAGCCGCCGGTCATGGTCGACCGCGTACCAGCCGATGGAGAACGGGCGGGAATAGCCCCAGTCCATTCCGCACCAGACCGTCCAGTCTTTCGGGATCAGGAACGGAGAGACGACGTGCGTCTTGATGCGGTCGGCGTAGTGCTCACGGTCGTTTACCCACTCGCGGAACACCTGACCGGAGAAGCTGTCCCAATTGCCGTATAGCAGCGCCTGCCGCTCCGCTTCCGGCATGGAGGCAAGGCGGGCGAGGTAGTTATCGTCGTTTGCGAGCAGGATTTTGTTGTCGAACACCGTGGACGGCACGAATACGCGGCTCTTCCACCGCTTTTCCGCGTGCCCGTCCGGGTATCGTATCATCACGCGCTCCCATACCGTCTGCATCGGCGGGGCCGCGGTGATAAACCGCTCCTTGACCCATCCGTGGCCCACGCCGCCGGGGTTCGCCGTGGAGCGCGTATAGACGCGCGTATTCGGCCCGTTCGGTCGGTTGCGGGAAAACAGGTAGGTATACTCGTCGAAGGTGAAATGCGTCAGCTCGTCAAAGGCAATGAAGTCATACGCCTGCCCCTGATACTTGACCTTGTCCTTGCTGTACTGCATCGAGCCGAAAATGATCTTCGCGCCGCTCGGGAACGTCCATGTGTGGTTGCTCCCGTTGTAGCGGGCGCGCGGGAACAGCCGCGGGTAGTAGTTCAGCGTCTTGTCGATCAGCTCCGTGAGCTGGGGAAAGGTCTTTCGCAGGATCAGGCCCTTATAGTGCGGGACATCGACCTGCCGCAGGGCCTCGATCACAAGCGCGTCGCTTTTGCCGCCGCCCGCCGCGCCGCCGTACAGCGCTTCGTCCTCAAAGCGGCTCATAAAAAGCGCCTGCCGCTCCTGCGGCGACCAGATCACATTGGCGCTCATGGGCCGTCACCGTCCTCGTCGTCCTCGGGCGGCAGAGGTGTGGGCATAGCCGCGGGCAGCTCCACAATGCCGGTCCCACCCTCGTCGTCGCCCTGCTTCGCGTCGTACAATCCAAGGTGCTTACAGAGCATATCAAGCGCTCTCACCTTGTCGCACATCTTCACTTCGCGTTCTATTGCATCGACAATCATGATCTCACCGTCGTCGTTAAGCTCTTTGTGCGGGACATATTTCACCTTGACGCCAGAGATCACTTTCAGATCGTCGGGGCTTGCGTCGGGCAGCACCTGCGCGGTTTCGGGGTCAATCAGATCGGCGGCATTGACAAAGGCTATGCGGGCCAGCTCCTGCAACACACGGTCACTCGTGATGCCGGTCCTGCGGCTGCGCTCTGCCTTCGCGCGCGCTATTGCGCGCTGAACTTGAGTTTTCTTTAGCAGCTGCGCCCCTATCGAAGCCGCGTTCTTAACGGAGTAGCCCGCTCTGATAGCGGCCTGCGTAGCGTTCAAGTCGATCATGTATTCCTCGACGAAACGCTGTTGCTTCTCATTCAGCTCCGCCATACCGCCACCGCCTTTCTGAAATGTTCTGTATCCTAAAGCGTATCACGCCTTTTCGCAGCTTTCACCACGGGCGCGGGCGTTTTCTTTCCCCGCTGGCCCCTGCCGTCTTTTGCGCGCGCACGCGATATACCCTCTCTGCCATATACACACGTCACGGGAATACGCACCCTCTCCCCCTTATCCCCCTATAGTCCCCCCTTCCCCCCCTCCCTCGTTCTGGGAGGAAGGAGCCGCCGAGGCCTTCACTTCCCTCGGCGGCATATCTGGTACAGGTCGCCCACGGCCTCAATGCTCACACCCATGTCCCGCGCGGCTCTCCGCGCTTCGGTCTCGGTGGCATAGCTCTTGCCGACAGCCTCGGCGGGGACGGCGTATGTGCCGCATACGCGGCGGATCACATAGCGCTTGTCGCGGCGGACGCGGATCACTTCGATGGCGTACATGGCTCACCGTCCATTTTCGCGCCGCAATCCTCACAGTATTTTTTGGTAGGCTTGTCCCAACTGCCTTCAGTGGTAATGACAAAGCCGCACACAGGGCAACACCACTCGTCCCCGCCAAGATGCGCCCACCTTGTATGCACCACCGGCGCGACATTGTCAGCCCTCCTGTTCCACGCTCTCGCCGCCGCTCCTTTGGCTTTATACGCCGCTGTTTCCGGTTGACATGGGCATTTATAATTCAAGCAACTAATATATTTTTTGCCATCTATGGAAACCAATCTGGCGGGAGGATTTCCACAGAACGGGCAAGGTTTCAGGTCAGTCATCCTTCATCGCCTCCAATGCTTTCTCTCCCTCCGGCGAGAGGGGGGTGATCTTTCCGCGCTCCACGAGGCTGCGGAACACGTCGTATCTCATGTAAAAGACGATGCCGGCGCTGCTCTGGTACTGAACGCAGGGCGTCACGTTCTTCATCACCCACGGTCGTTCAAAATGCTCCGGGCAGAGCATCGACCGCCCAGGCTCCAGCGGCAGGAGGAAGAGCCTGCCTTCCTTGTCAGCCTCGGCCAGCTCCTCCAACCGGTCAAGATCGCAGTTTCGGCACAGATGGCGGAGCTGCTCTGCGGCTTCGTGATCCATGTCGATTTCCTCCGGTTCAAGCCTCGTGTCCTCGTAGGCGGCAAGGCGCTCAACGCCGCCCTGTTTGAATCCACCACGTTTTTTCATCATCGGGAATCCGTCTTTATCGCGGTATGTCAGTCGTTCCATCACTCCACCTCCTGCATCCAGAACTCGCGGCGGCAGTCGGGGCATCCAGCGGAACGATTCAAATCGCAGATATAATTTTTGTCAACATTTCTTGGGCACAGCCCAACCACACCATAATTGTCCATCATGCAGTTAGGCCACTGCGCCAGAAACACGCTCTGCCACGTCTTGCGCGGGTGCGCAGCAGACCATTCCTCGACCGCAGCAACGATCCGCTTGTAGTCATCGTCAGACGTAAGGGAGTTGAGTGCGCATCTAACCTTTTCACACGGGCAGCCCCTGCACGATCCACAAAAAGAACGGCACATCCTTTTTCTTTCTTTCAAAAATTCTAACGCTTCCATCATTGCCTCCTCACGATCTCATACCGGCTCACGAAGCGCCGCCGGTCGCACCAAAAGCAGGTGCCTTTCTCGTCGCGCCGATGCTCTACCTCACGCAGCACCTTTCCGGCACGCCGCATCGCT